ATCAACACAGAGCCAGGTTCGATCGGTTTTTCTTCTTTCTTTGTTTTCTTTGCTGTTGGCATTTTGCCTCCTCAAATCACAATTAGCCTACCATTATCGGCGCCGTGGTCTGCCTGCAGATACACATCTGCAATGTACGACACTGCATCGTATGGGTGTTTCAAATCGTTGTTTTCCCCGCGCCAATGTCGCAAGCTGTGAATCAACGCATCACAATCCTGATGGACAAAAAACCTCCCGTCAAGTGCTGCAGCGTTTAACATCCGCGCACGTGCTTTAATACTGCCTCTGCCTTTGTACGGCACCCGAATCGAAAACGGCGCCCGGCTGCTTTTTACGATGTCCGCAAATGCGCGTTCGAGCATATCGTTCACCGATAGACCTAAACCCATGCGCCCAGCGCTGTTGCTGTCGCCTCTGGCGTGCTCTATGTGCTGCAAGCTAACACCCCACTTGGCGCACATCTGCGCAACTGCTAACGCCTCTTCTTTTGGTGTGTTGCGTTCTTTGCTTACAACCTCACCCAAAACAAACAACCGAGCACGGCTCATTGCTACCAGGTAACAGACAGAGGAACCGGGCCGCTCTCCATGGTCCCAACCAAGCCCCACAGATTCCACCTTTTGCGGTGCGCTTTCATCATCAAACACGCATGCTTCTGTGAATCCTGGTATCCATCGTTCTGCGCTCACACCTTCCCATTTTGCCAAAACTCGCTGTTGATATTCCCATGGGCCATACGCAGCGATTTGCGCGGCTATGTCGTCTGGCGTTCTGTGTGGGCAATTTTCGGCAGACAAAATAATCCGCTGCACATCCCAGCTTTCACGTGGCTCCTCTCCCGTTTTTGGGTTGCCAGTTGTAGCATTGCGCAACCAATCCACCGGCCGTCCGATCGGCGTTAGTCCCATCAGGCACGGGCCACCCTTGACGGCAAGACGGCTGCGAGCCTCTGAAAAATGCGCCTGTTTTGGCACCTCATCAAAAATAAGCCAGTCAATGGTCGAACCGGACAATGCGATTAGCTCTTGCGTTCCACTCTTGCCCACAATTAACGCACCATTGCGCAGCCGAACCATTTTGCTTCCCATGTAGGTATACCCGCGTGCATCATCATACTTGCACCGTGGATCCAACACATCAGGCGGTTGTAGGCCTCGCATCTTGCGCGATATGTTTGGCCATCCTGCGCGCAGGTCTGCGCATACAATCCACCCAAGCGAACCAGCCCCGGGCGATGCGCGGAACGGATGACGACCCAACGATAACCACCAGGCCTCTGCGCTCATTGCGACCGACTTGCCAATCTGATTGCCGCCTAACATCAGGCGCCTGGGATGCTGCGACATGTGCACCGCTTGTTGTGCAGGTGACATGCCGCCATCACCGGGCTGTGCGTGTTCGTATGTGTACAACGGATCGTTAGCTATCTGGTCAGCAACACGCGCAACCAAAGACAGATCAAATTTCACTTGGCTTCGCTGGCGTTTTTCAAGTTAAGCGCAGCCAAGATCAAATCCTCTGGGAGTTGTGCAACGTGTTCAATTACCATTGCCCGCCCGTCTGCAGCAGTCGTGTCGACAATTTCCATTTGTGGCTCTGCTGTGGTTTCAACCTGAACGGCCGCCTGCCTTTGGTATTTGTGCCTCCTTTCCAGCATCCACGCGGCCGCCTGCCATGAACCGTCGTTAGCAGCGTCGTCGATAACCAACAAACACCGGGCTGCGTTGTCTGCTTCTGCAGCTTTTATTGCGTCTGAAAAGTCCGAAAAAACCTTGTCTGCAGTTGGGTCATTTGCCAGTTTCAACCAACGGTAGAACGTATCTTTTCCAATCCCACCGTATTGTGCGGCTAATTCAACCGTCATACCAATGCGCATACCCTCTGCAACGCGGGCAATTGTTTTTGCTGTGCATTTTGTTTTTCGGCCCATTTTTCGCCATGGTTAGCGGATATGCCGGAACCCCGACGATCCAAGGTTAACAGGTTCCCGCATTTCTCGCGCAGTTATTTGCTCTGGCGTGTATCTTTCCAGCTCTGACAAAAACGGCCGGTCAGGTGATGAATGATAAACGGCAATAGTCCATGGGTCAGCACGCAAAGCATCAACAAAAGCCTCCCAGGGCTGGTATGCGCCGTTTGAAAGCCTGACGCCTGCCGGGCATGTGCAAGCTGCTGCATAGGTGTCACAATGCTGTTTTTGGCCGTTTTTATCGCTTCTGTGGTGCGCAACCTCGACTTGACCAGAACCTGCGCAACGTTTGCACCCTTGCAGCTTTGGTGCCTCATATTTGCTTGGAAAGCTTGCGATGGTGTTGCGTATGTTTGCAACGTTTGGCGCCCTGGTATGCTCTGCAAGCCACTTCTTGCAGGCCTGTATCACCACTTTGTCGGGGTATTTCTGCAAGCTGTTTGCCCATGTCGGGTAATTATCATCCAACCATTTGTCGTGTTTGCTGTAGTTGCTGGCGATGCGTTCAAGCATGCGTCGTACAGTTTCATTTGTTGCCATTGCTGCCCCTGTTGTTTTGAAAATGTATCACGTTCCCGTCTGCATCAAACTGGTCTGCATTCAAGTCGAGAATATCAAAACCGCTGCCGGTGCTGTGGTCCGTTTCTGGCGTCCATTCTGCAGAATTGTTGATAAATGCACCCAGGTGTTTTTTGCGGCAAAACGTTGAAAGGTCGCAGTCGTGTTGCTGCCACCATTTTGCGGCGTTGCTTTGACTGTACCAATCGTAGGCGTGCAGAATTTCGTCAGGTTTTGCGTAGCTCAAAGCCTCGCGCAGTGCTCTGTTGATTTCCGGTGTCAGCTTTAAAGCCCTTGCACCCTTTCTGCGTTGCTTTCTGCGCTCGTTCAGCTCTTGCCACAAACTGCGCGTTGCTTCTGTTCCAATGTTTTTGCCACGTTTGGCGGTTTTCTTTGGCGTCTTTGGCTGTTGTTCTTCTGCGCTTATTTCGACATTACTATCTAATTGTAGTGTTGTGTAATTGTGTAAAGAAGCACGTGCGCGATCGGTGCACTTTTGGTCCGGATTTGGTCCGTTTGTGGTCCGTTTGTGGTCCGCACTTTGTTGTATGTCCTTGTTTTTGCTGGGTTTAGGTGGTTCGTTTTGTGTCGTCACTGGCGGTGCGGTTTTGGTCCGTTTTTGGTCCACCCAATCTGCATTGGCTTGCTGCACAGCGTTTAGCGTGTCGGCCGCTCTGCGTTTTGACCAACCAGCCCATGCAGCCAACTGCCGTTGCGATAGTGGGGCACCCCGTTGCGCTTTCAACCAGGCGTATGCGAATGCATCCAAAGCTGACGCGGGCCCGTCTGTTAGTCTGCGCTCATTGTCCACAGTTTCAATGATTGCAATTGGTATGGGCTCCCATTGTTTCATCCGTCACCCTCAAGTGTATATATCCACACCTTAATTTCTGGCGTTTGGTCTTTGTCGCCGTATACCTTTTGGATGTGCACATCTACAAATTGCGAGTCGTTGTGCACAATGTATTTTGCCTTTTCAATGCCATCCTCGATTGATTTTAGAAGGTTACTGCAGTCCGGTTTTGCGGTGCGCCAAATGTAGCCGCTCGGATCTGCCTTTCGGCACAGCTTTTGCGGACGTGCAAACACACACAAAACCTCTAACTTCACCGGCTGTATTTTTGCCGTCAACGGTTTGGCGCGCACAGTAAACGCGGACGCAATCCAGCTTGCAACCGCATCTTCAAAACGCTTCGTTTTTTCCGGTGTAAACGTGCGCACTGTGCCGTTTTTTGATCGGACTGTGCGCGGCCGTTCTTTTGCCTGTGGTGCAATTGGCAACGTGTCGTGAAACTTTAAGACCCAATTAGCGCGCAGCATTTTGCACCCGCTCGCATGCTTGCGACGCAAGAAAACGCAAACTTTGCGCCTGTTCTTCTGTGCAACGCAATGCCCGCAACAGGTGTTCGAACTGTCCTGCAGTTGGCAACCATTCGCCCCGCTCTAACCGTGACAGACGGCCCTGCGACATCCCAACGACGTGCGACAAATCCTCGCACACCTGCAGTTGCGTCAACCCGTTGTTTTTTCTTGTGTCAGCAACGGCCTTGCCAATTGCTGTGTAATCTGTCGACATGTTACCTCCTGGCTTGCATGCTTGACAAGCATATTCCAAACCGGTATAGAATGCAAACAACAACAGGAGAAACGATGCCAGCCCAGAAAAAGACCGATCACGATTGTTTTGCCTCTGCAATTGCTGCAGCGCAAGCAGACATGACAAACGCAGTCAAGGACAGCAAAAACCCGCACTTCAAATCTAACTATGCAAGCCTGTCTGCAGTGCGTGACATTGTTGTACCAGCGTTTAACAAGCACGGCATTGCGGTTTTGCAACCCGTGGACGGTGCAGACGGTTTTATGACTGGTCGCACGTTGCTAATGTGGAAAGACCAAACGTTAGAAATGGGCAATTGCACGCTACCAATTGGCAACAGTCGCAACGCTGCACAGGCGGTTGGCTCTGCTGCAACCTACCTTGCGCGGTATCAGTTGCGCGGTGTCGGTGGCATTGCTGTTGAAGATGACGACGGCGAAAGCTACAAGACACTACAAAAGCAACAGAGGCCGGCTGCAGCGCCAAAATCAGAAAAGCCAGGGCCAAAACCTGAGAAAGGCCCAAATTGCCAAAAATGCGGTTCTGTTTTGAACATTGACATTAACTACCGCGCATGGTGGAAAATTCAAGAAAACCTGCCAAAAAGCGTTAAAAATCGGCCGGGTTTGTGGTGCAGCAACTGGAAAAAATGCGACTACAAAGAATGGAGCACAGACGACGCGCAACAGGCTTTGCAGAAGCTAGCGACGTTTGACGATGGGTTGAACGAATGACGCAAATTCCGTTGCTGTCTGTGCCAGAACCTGCGCAGCCTCAAAACATACAATTGCACAACACCGATTTTGCATCAATTGCTGCGTCTGTGTCTGATGCGCGTTTAGTTTTCTGTGACCCTCCCTGGTCATACAGCAACAGTGGAGACAAAACGCGCAGTGCTGCAAGTTATTATCCGTGTTTGACTATGCAAAACATTGTGCAGCACGTGCGCATGGCTTTTGATTGCGCTGCTGATGATGCCTATCTAATTTTGTGGGCTACCTTTCCATTGTTGATCGAATGGGTTTCTGCAGCAACTGTAGACGCTATTGCGTGGCAATACGTGACAGGTGGAGCATGGGCTAAAACGGGCGCACCTGGAAGCGGCTTTCATTGGCGCGGCAATGCAGAACCGATTTTGATCTATCGCAAAGGCAAACCAAAACCCGTCACTACAAAATTGCTGCGTTCTGTGCACGTCACAGAGCAACACAGGGGACGCGGCAACCGTAGCGGTGAAGCGTTAGCGCACAGCGAAAAACCCATTTCTTATCAGCAAAACATGATCGAAGTATGGAGCAATCCAGGCGATCTAATTTTGGACGTTTACGCGGGCTTGTGTTCGGTCGGACGGGCTGTTGCGCGTTCTGGACAAAACAGGCGATACGTTGGCGCAGAAATTGACCCAAACAGGTACAGACAGGCAGTAGATCGCCTTGCATTAGACAGGGGAGTCTAAACGAGGCGCGAGCCCGGCTGACCTGGGGAGGATCTGCCGGGCTCACTTGCTGCAGTGTGCAGAATCTGCAGCCGTTTGCATTGTAACGGTTTTTGCTTTGCTGTACGGTTTATGCTTGACAGATATATTTTTGCAATGATACAAAATCTGTGTGGAACACAAAGCCCACAAGAACAACAGGAAAAAACAAAATGAACAACGAAACACAAGAAGCATTGCACGCTATGGTGTGGCTGTTTTTGGTGATATGCATGGTAGGTTTTGCATGAGCTGGAAAAAACCCAACAGCACTTACCCCGACCAGCGCCCCGGCTCGTCATTCTGTGACGACATCGACCGACGCGCAGAACGCAACGAACGTTTGTTTGTTGGATACGTTGACGAGATACCACCGGCACCAAAGCGGGAACGCTGGCAAGACAAGGCAAGGCGGGAAGGTATTTGTGCATTTTCATTTGATGACTACTGCGAGAAGCTGGACGCCAGGCGGGACGATGACCTGATGGCACAGACAATGCATGAAGCAGAACGAAAACTAACCGACGCCAAATTGGCCGGCGTAGAAGAGCTAACAGACGTTGGCTGTACAATGTGCGGCCGCCGTGGTCACCCGATAGAGTTTGTGGAACACAGACGCAGATGCGGTGACAGTCGCGGTGAGTGGTCGTGCGCTTCTGGTTTTGGGTGTCAAAAATGACACAAGAAGAAGCACACACATTGCACGGGGTTTTGGCTGAGTTGTCAGAACGCGCAGCCGTTTTGCCTGGTTGGCGTTTTGTTGCCGGTATGGCGATCAACAGAAGCCCCGAGGATATATGGTTAGACGCAGCGCACACGCGCATTGTGCAGCTGACTGCTGACGGCTACACGGTTTTGTGTCCTGATACCGGCTTGCAGTCGTTTGCAGGCGTTTTTGACCCAGTTGTGGACCTGTCAGATCCGGTCACGTTTGGGTTTTTGCTGGGATTGTGCAGTCGCTTGGATGATTACGAATGCGATCAAATCTACACGCAATTAGATCTTGGTGATTTGGCATGCTCTGCAAATGTCATTTTGAACACGTTCGAAGATGCTTTGCCGTGGTAGCTACTTGCAGTTTGCATCCAATTTGGCGCACATAATCGCTTGATTTTGCAACGTTTTGAGTTGCTGTTCTGCTATCTTTTCAACAATCGATTCGAGCCTTTCCAGGCGTTCTGTGTTTTGCTTTACCATGATTTTGGTCGCATCCTCAGACGCCTGTTTAACTTCTACTTCGCGCAATCTGTCTTGCAGCTCATCTGCGCTTTGTGCGGTTGCTTGCGTGGTTGCAAGTGCTGCCCCAATGGCTAAAACGGCACTAACACCAGGAACCCATAGATCTTTGATTTCCATTTCTACCGCCCGTTTGTCTCATTGTAGACAGCGGCAGCAATTCCGGCAACCGCTGCAACCGTTACAAGTGTTTCTATTCTGCCTATTGTCCGCTGTGCCTGTGGTGTCTGCCACCATTTGACGTTCTGTTGTTCTTCTAACTGCTTTTGATACCAATCGCGTTCTGTTTGCAAAATAGACACGTCCAGCGCATGTAGCTTTTCGGCCGTTTGTGCGTCTTTTTCAATGGCCAGCAAATGCGCAAAACTGCTTGTTGGTTCCAAAATGCCAGAACATTTTGCACGGCCGTCTGCGTCAATCAGTGCAGCCGGTATTGCTTTACCTTGCGCAATTGCAATGCTTTCTGCGCATTCATCAGGCGTTGGCTCTGGCACGGGTACACCAGCAGCAGCAACAGAAAAAGCCCAAATAAAACCGATCATTTGTTTCTGCGCCTTCTGTTTGCACGGTTGACTAACCTCTGCAAACGGTTTTGTGCTTTTAAATCGTTCACAATGGCGTCTGCGTCTGCTTTCCCCTGTTGTTCTATGGTTTTACGTGCTTTGCGCATTGCGGGCGATTCTCGAGGCCTTGCAGGCGTTTTTTGCTTGTATGGCTTCGCACCTATCGAACGCAGGCACCATGCAACGACAGCACCCAACACAACAAACAGCAGTGCAGGCGCCAAATCGCTCATTTTTTCAAAGCGCCAAGTGCTGCCGGCAACGAATCACCAGCAATGTAAACGATGGCGATGGTTACCCATTCTGCCGGTTCGATTTTGCCGACATACAAAAAAGCACAAGAAGAGCTAAAAACGGCAAGACGTCGCCATGAGATGCGCGTCTGACTGCAGAACAATTTGTTAAATCCATTTCTAATAACTGCCATTTTTCAAAAACTCCCAAACAATGATTGAACCGACAACCAAACCGATCGCCAGCATTAGCAACACCCTGTCAGACTTTGCATTCATCTGCAAGCGCATCTCGCAACAGTTGCGAATCAAAACCGGGGCACAGCGTTTGTCCCAATTCTTTGTGCCCGTATACGTCACGTACAGACAAATTAAACTGCCGCAACAAATCGCCAACAATGGCAACAAGTGCGACCCACTGCGAGCCCGGCACCGGTTGCCCGTTTTCAAAGCTGCCGACGACACAGACGCCAACGCTGTCTGAATTGTGGCCTTTGCAGTGCGCGCCTATCCTGTCAAGCTTGCGACCCAAACGCACAAAACCGCCTGCTTGCACAACAAAGTGATACCCAATTTCGGAAAATCCGCGTTCGATGTGCCACTCTTCGATCTTTTCCATTGATACAGCAGGTGATGCAGAATGGTGCACAATGATTTTGCAAATCGTGCGCATCAGATAACCGTCAGCACATCACTGCAAATCGCCATAGCGTGATCATTGATTCCGCCAAGATCATCGATCACCTTAGACCAGCTTTCGCCAGAATCGACCGACTTCCAAATGTCACCTTCTCTGGCTGCAATCACCCACGTTTGGCCATCAGTTGCAATATCTTCTGCGCGGTTTGAAACGCTGTTCATGTCAAGCGTAACCAAGCTGATATTTGATACTGTTTTGCCGTCTACATCAAAATAGGAA